AGATGCGTTCTCTTTCTCTTACCTTTTACTTTCTTAAATCCTTTAAAGAAGAATAGCTTCTTTCCTACGTAAAGTTTCCCAGAGTGCTTATTTCGAATAAGATAAACAAAGCCTATGTCTTTCTTGGGATCGAGATCATTTGGTTCAAAAGGCAAATTATTATAGTACCACATAAAGTGGTATTTATTATGTCTCTTCTTCATCTAAAATGTCGTCCGCCGAATCGGCTTCATGACTTCCGCAGAATGGACAATACTCTGGATATTGGTCATAGTCAGTGTCGCTATCTCCATTCTCGCTCTCTTCAGGCCAATCGATGGGTTCATCGGAGACACGAAAAGCGACTACGTAGATAGCGCCACAGCACGAACATTCTTTATCGAGCTTCTGGATCATGCTTCACAAGAGACGCAGTTAAGTAGATTCCTACTTAACTCTTGAGCAGGATGAGTTCCACGTTGATAATATAGAGTTTTGATTCCTTGCTCCCAGGCAAAGATCAGGAGTTGATTGACTTCTTTTGGTGGAGTCTTTGGGTGAACCATGATATTGATGGATTGACCCTGATCGATAAACTTCTGTCGAGCCGCTGCTTGGATAATGATCTCTTTCTGAGATAATTCGCCGAAAGTCTTGAAGACTTCTTTCTCAGCGTCTGTTAAGAATTTCAAGTGCTGAACAGAACCACCATGAACAAGGATTGTTTTCCATGTATCATCATCGTTCTTGTCGTACTTCTTGAGTACTTCCTTGAGGTATGGATTCTTATAAGTGAATGAACCTTTTGCAAGCTTCTTTACAAAGTAGTTTGAATTTAATGGTTCGATGCTTGGAGAAACTTGACCTAAGATAAAGCTTGAAGAGGTTGTAGGAGCAACTGCTAATGTGGTTACATTACGTCTTCCAGTTCCTTTTAAGAACTCTGGTTCGCCTAGCTTTACTGCTAGCTCTTCGGTTGCTTTATCAGCACGTTCACGAATCGTTTTCCAGATACTCGTGTTCAAGAGTTTAGCCTCAAATGATTCAAAGCCAATGCTCTTGGATTGGAGTAATGAGTGCCAACCTAGAACACCTAGACCTAGTGCTCTCTGGTTCTTAGCAAAGTTGTGTGCGTGATCCATGAACTTCATTCCCTCAGTCTTACGAACGAATTCTTCATTCACAGAATCAAGGAAATAGATCATCGTCTCAACTGCATCAGTCTCTTTAATTTCGTCCCAATGAAGTAGATTTAATGAAGAAAGAACACAGACAAAGCTTTCGGTCTCATTTGAACTGAGCATGATCTCAGAACATAGATTACTTGCATTGATCTTGCGACCTTTGTCTTTATAGACTTTAGGCGCAGCTTTATTGACGTTATCAGTAAAGAATATGTAAGGATAGCCAGTCTCAAAACGTTTCTGAATCACTTTACCCCAGATTGCACGCTTATCTTTATCGCCATCCAACATGGACTTCATCCATTTGTCAGTGATAGTAATGCCGATACTCATGTTCTGAATCGCATGGCCGTCGCTTCGAATCTGTAAAAATTCTAATACGTCTGGGTGTTCGATTGGTAAGTATGCGGCGAATGAACCACGACGAGCCGATCCTTGAGAGATCACGTCTGCGATCGTGTCAAATAACTCCATGAAATGAACTGGTCCAGATGATTCGCCTCCAACTGAGATACGAGTACCTCTGGCACGAAGATCGCCAAAGTATCCAGAAGTTCCGCCGCCATGCTTGGACATGATTCCAACTTCAGCTGCTTTGTATAGAATATCTTCCATTCTATCCGAGATGTGAGAATTGAAGCAAGAGACAGGTAGGCCTCTCTTGTTTCCAAGGTTCGTCCAGACTGGAGTTGCAAGTGAATAGAATCCACGAGACATATAGTCCTCAAACTTCTTTGCGAATCCTTCTATTCCTAGAATCTTTTCTGCGTTCTGAGCTATCTGATGAATTCTTTTTTCAGGAGTGACTCCTTCTTCTAAGTATCCTCTCTCTAGATAGAGTCTTGAATGATTGTTAAGCCAATAGTATTTCTCTGTATTTGTCGACATTATGTGTATTAAAATAAATCTGTTTCTGCAAAGCTCTGGGACTTCTTGGAGTATTCGATTGGACGACTATGGAAGAAATCGGTCATATTGTTACCGAGTATCTGTTCATCGAACCATGTCGTTTTCTTGATCATCTCTGGATCTACATCAAAGATCTTACGGTATCCAATTTGGACAAGGGAATCATTCATACGATTCATGATGAATTGATTCAATAGCTCAGTGTTTAACTTCTCTGCGCCGTATCCATTCACGATCCATTCGATGATCTTACTCTCGTACTTGATGGCTTCTTTTGCTTCTGAAAGAATCTTATCCTCAAGCTCTTGATCGAAGATCTCTCGGTGTTCTTCACGAATCACATTCACGATCTTGATGCCAATCATTGCATGAAGGTTTTCTTCACGTGAAGTGTACTCAACTTGCTTATTGGTATCTTTTAATAGATTCTTATAACGGCCAAAGTAACCAATTGTGTAAAATTGAGAGAATAAAGCTATGTTCTCAACGAAGAGAGTGAATAAGATTAAACTGTAAACGAACTGCTTCTTATTATCCGTATGAAAGTGCTGGAGGTACTTACGTAAGTAATTCACGCGTCCACGAATGATAGGTAATTCAAGAATCTTATCAAAAGAATCAGAGATACCTAGAACTTCAAGCAAGCGTTCATAGGCATCCCCATGAATTACTTCTGAATTGGCCATCACGTATCCAAGGTCATTGATCGTTGGATGCGGTAAATTCTCTCCAAGTTTTGCCCAGAACTTCTTTACAGAAATTTCTAACTGACCAATTGTGGATAAAGCACGAACAATGATTTCCTTCTCTTGTTCAGTTAAAGATACACGAAAGTCCTGGTTATCACTCTGGAAATTAAATTCCCTATGAGTCCAGAAGCCATTTTGCATGGCCTCAATATATTCTTGTGTCCACGGATAGTGGTCAGGTTTACGAGATATCTGTTCTTCGAAGATCATAGTAGGATTTGTAAAAAGATTGACATTAATTAAAGTATCAAAAGATACTCTATCAAGCTTCCTGCAAGTGTACACTCTAAAATTAGAGTGGTTGCAGTATCCTATCTATAACGAATTATTTTTCCAGTGTAAAAAAATTGAAACTATTTTTACATCCCGTCAACTGACCTGCGGCGTATTGCCCTCATTGCACCTGTGGTAGAATCCTTTAATACCACTACATGCTTCCGGTATCGAGTTGCATAGTCATATATGGCTTTATGCTTCTCGTTGTTCATATCCAGATTACGAGCCCATCTTTCAAACTTCATTCTTCCTGTCTGAAACTTCTTGAATAACTCAGGCTCTACCTCAAAAGACTTGTACTTACGGCGCATGAGACCGCCTGAATTTGGTGGCATAGCCATTGTCGAGCTATCTCCAGTTACATTTGCTGCAACTGAACCAGTTCCACCTGAAGCCCCAGCAGCACCTCCGCCGGCACCGCCTGCTCCGCCTCCGTCTTCTGTGAATGTTTTAAATGATTTGATCATCGAGTTATGTCTTCGGTTGAGATACAGATCATCTGTTGAGTTTCACTGTGTTTTACTTTAAAAACTGGTACACCTAGAACATATCCGACAGGTGTGACTGCTTCTGTGACATGAATACGTGAATGAGGATAGGCTCTAAATTCTGCGTTACTTACAATTGGACAATGAGAAGTGAGACTATATGTTCCAGGTTGGAGTTGTCCTTTTTCATTCAAGAACCAAGTGTTCTCATTCAGAGACATGTCAACCTTTACATCCAACTTCTCAAATACTTTTTGAATGCCTTTATCAGTCATTCCTGTCTGTTCCTTAATAAGATATAAGGCAGCTGCATATGATGCAAGACGAGTTCTTCCAAGAGGTAACTTATTCAAGAGTCTCTTGATGTTGAAGACAAGACGATTGAAAACACTATACGCGTCTCTTTCCTGAGGCGTCTTTAACTCTGAAGCTTTCTTGAGTAGATTTCCATCTTTATCGACGATCTTAAGCTTATACGCGTCAGTGTTTTCCCATGGAGTCACTAAGAGTTTTAGGAACTTATAGGTATAAACTACATCTGCTGCTTGGCCAATGATGTTCATATCTTTCGAAGTATTTCTGCTATTTTAAGATCTACTGGTATTTCTACTCTCTCATCTTCCGATAGGTAATCCAGATAAATCAAGAAGGTCTTGACTGCTGGCCAGAGTTCTGATTCTATCTTGAAGAAGATCATCTTGTTTGCTGCTTGGATTCCGAATACGTTATAGAGTACAATAAGGTGATTGAGAACTAGTCTTTCTTGAATCTCTCCGGATTGTTTGTATCTCCGAAGGAGTCGTTTGATGTATTTGATTCGAGCAAGATCGTCATAAAACTCTGCGACATCTACACACTGAGGGTTGTTATAGTGCTTCGAGGCGAAGATCAAGAAATTCTCATCATTTAATTCATCGAATACTTTCATAATATAGAAAGTATTTATTACGTAGTCTCAGATGGTGGCTTTTCTCCGTTCTTCTTCCAGCAAGCGCAGATATCATCATAATCGACCGTGGTTAATACACCACGGTCTTTTATTTTAATGATGTTTTCTACGAACTCGTGAAGTTCAACATCGTTCTTGATATCCTCTCTCGCCGCTTCAAGAATACGAATCAGCAATGGTACGTTAAGCGATATGACATCCCCTAACGATTCATTTGCACAATCGTATTCAACAAGCATCTGACGATACGCATCGAATTGATTACTCATTTAAGATTCCTATCTTTACAGATCTTACGAATAAGGGACTGTTTATTGTCCTTCTTCGCGACCTTAAGATTTAATAACTCAGCAATCTCGACAAGATCTTTCTTCTTCAGCTTCTTGACTGATTCCTTTGTAAGAATCAGTTCTTCTTCCTCAAAGAAATCGTCTGAACCAGTACTCTCTATTGGATTTTCTGGTTCAAACTCTTCTCTTGATAATTCAGAAAGATAGCTCTTCTCCTCAGGGTGATACCCTAAGAAAATGCTGATGCCTGATAGAATCTTTTTGAGTATGCTCATTATTTAGCAGCTGCAGTATGAGCCTTTGTACTATAACCCTCATCCATTTCAGTAGATTCATCAGTCTTTGTTGTGTATCCTTTAAAGATTTCTGGATGCAGTTTTCTTACAGGAGGTCTTCCATATCTACTTGCTTCTTGATTGTCGCTATGGTGATATTGTACAGCTTTTGCTACAGCGTGTCTTGGTCCAGAATAACTTACAGCATGATCTGGATCTCCTTCAGCATGATGGTGAACTGTCACGCCAGGGTGATCTGCTTCATACTGAGCTTTATGGCTCGCGAAGTCATCGGAATTAAATCCATGATTGTCAATTGCTCTGCTATGAACATGATCATCGTGCTTTGGTTTAAGAGTAGGCTTTGATGCATGCTCGTGATCCGAAACATAACCGCCATGCCAATCTGGGCTATCGCCTTCTTCATCTTCTTTTAAGGTCGATTCCTTTAACTTTGGAATCACTGCATCTTCTGGTTTAGCTGCTGGGAAATCTGATTGCTTTAAAGCATCTGCGCCATCTTGAGCTGCACCAACTTCAGCCGAATCATCGACGTTTACGTTTTTAACATGGGCATCACGCATCTTCTGCGTTGTTGGATCCATTACTTCTGGACCTGCAACGGCATTGTCTGGACCACCGTCTTTCTTTGGATTATCGGCGACTGGGAATGCATTGGTCGATTCGTTAACAGAAACCTTTTGCATTTGCGCATATGCTTCAGCTACACTCAAAAGATTCTTTGTGCTGTTAACTTGAACTGATTCTTTTTGAGCAGAATAGTATGCTCCAAGAGCCATTTTCTGGCGCATTTCTTTGGATTTACCAGCAAACTTTGGGTTCTTGCTGTGAACGAAATCGTGGATCCATTTTGATGCTGTATCACTTGGATTGAGTACTTCATCTAAATGCTTCTCTTCTTCCCAAGCATCTTGAGTTGATTCATTTTTGACTGGGAACTTTTCACCGCCAACTTCAAAAGAAGTTTTTCCAGCAGCTTGTGCTTGCTGTTTCTTGAGATGGAAAGTACCTACGTTCTCGTCTTCTTGTTTAGCTTCTTCAGTCGTATAAAGTCCTTCCTCTAAAGCTTTTGCATGATGTTCTTTTGCTTTTGTAGCATGATGTGCAGCAAGAGTATCATTAAGTCCTTGAGCGTATCTTTGAATTCTTCTGTGAGCATTTTCTGCATCGCCATGTTCGTCACGTCCCATTGCTTTTTTAGAAGCTTCATTTGCATGATGAGAAGCCATGTTTAAGTGATGATCACTCATTTTTAAATGATGTTTGTTATGGATATCACTATTAGCATTAACTGCAGCATGTTTATGAGATGAATGCGCATTTAAATGATTTATAGAAGCATCTATATGAGAGTGCGTTTTTGAATCTGGATGATGATCAGCATGACCTGTACTTGCATTAGCTCTCTGAGTATCTAAATTTGCCTGCTTTGATTCTATATTTTCTTCATCCATCATTTTTTCATTATAAGCTTCTTCGGCCATTGCTGGGCGCATCATGCTTGCGGCTGAATCTTGTGTTTCTTTGTCGTCTTTATTTGCGACTTGGATCTTCTTTGAGAGATCTACATTAGCTGGTTCATTTCCGGAGTCACAGCAAGCTTCTTCTTGTTGTGTAGGAGCTGGTTTCATTGGCTCGTTATAAGCTGCAGCGATTGACTTTGCTTGCATCTCTTTTTCATTTCCAAGTTCAGGAAATACTGCTTCTTTGATCTTATATTGCTTACCTTCGAAAGTAGCGATAGAAGTATTATTTGCACGAGCTTCGAAGATCGCTTTCGTGAAAGCTTCTACTTGTTCGTTTTTAATGGATGCTGGGATCCATTTAGGACGGTTTGTGTTTGTTGCTGGTGCTTGCATTGAGCGGTAAGACTCTGCAAGAGATTGAACTGAGCTTGTTTGTTTTTCCATGACGGGCTCCTTAATTAATTAGTAAGTTAGTTTTTTTGAGTAAGATAAAGTTTTATTAGTTTAGCAGTTCCATTTTTTAAGTGCAAGAGCCTTACGAGTTGGTTTACCATGCTCGTCTTTCATAGGTCCTTTTACTCCACTCATTCTAGCACAGAACGAGTGACGGCGTGCCGCGGCTTTACCATGTGGATCTAATTCACTTGGTGGAGTTGTGACTGCCATTTTTAAATGATGTCCAGGATTTTCACGATTATACTTATCTACACCTGCACGAGTGAGTCCACCTGTTTCAGACTTGTACTTGTCTTCTTCAAGTCTTTTCTTTGAGGATGGTTTCTTCTGAGTCATCGCATCGTGAACTGCATTGCGATGGTGTTCCCAGTGCTGAGTGTGTACTTCCTCAGCTTTGCCATGACCTGCATGAGCGGGGTGACCTTTACCATGAGCTTCTCCTGCAATCGCATGTAACTCTGCTGCATGATAATGAGCAGCCTGAGCATCGTGATGTAAGTGTGGATTTGATTCTGCTTCAGCCGACTTGGCGTGAGCAGTTTTTGTCGCTTTCCATGCTTTTGCTGATAAGTGATGAGCGGTTAATCCGGCTTCGTCGTCGAGTAAGTATTGTCCTGGATGGTTGTCCAAGGGACTATTGCATTCCTCATCGAATAAGTGAGGGTGATTCTTGCGTGCCTCGTGCTCGTCGTCGTGATGATTGATCACCGCTTTACGAACATTATGTTTTGTACCGTGAAAAGTAATTGTCTTATCGGAGTGAAAGTTCGTATCGACGTTATGTGCTCTTTTATTATAGTCCTTGTAATCGCTCTGAATGTTTTTGCGAGTGTGACCTACCCATATCGGATTCGATTCGGTGTGATCGGTCGATTCATTGCGCATCGAGAGATAAGTTTCTGCGACGGCTTTTGTTTTATCCATTAGCTCTTTTTTCTCGTCTGAGATTGCGGTGGGTACTGAGTCCATGTGATTATTTATTTTCTACTTTTGTAAGGGATCTGTCTGAGAGTGTGTCTAAACGGTTAAAGATACGATCTTGTCCTGATCTTAATGCTTCGAGAACTGCTCTCTGAGATGCTTGTTCACGAATGATCGATTGAAGAGTTTCATTGATTGCACTTTGTTGTGCTTCGGATCTTACGCGGAATTCCTCAAGAGAACCGATCCGGACCTTGTATTCTGAGATATGGTCTCGAACAGTTCCATTTAAAGCATCAAACTCTTGATGACTTGGGAATTGTGTATGGAAATATGCGAGTACTCCAGCAATTACAAATGGAGTTACCCAGGCTAAGATCTTTCCGACTGCATGCCAGGATAGACCCTTCTTTTGAAGGGTAATATTTGCCTTAGATTCGTGCATTGGAGGAATCATTATGCTTTCTCGTTCTTTTCTTCCTCTTCTTCGTACTTCTTGTCTGCGTCTTGAGGATTTGAGAACATTACATTACTGAATACCTCATCAATTTTGTCAGAAGCAATTGCGATCTTGGATTGCATCCAAGCCTGAAGTGCTTCATCATCATTCATGAGTTTATTCTCGATAGACATTGCCATGACTGCGATCTTACGCAGTTGACGGCATGCCATACCGACTTCTTCGGATTCATCTTCTTTATAGTCCATAGCTT